GGCGATCTCTTGACGCTCTTGTTCTATACGGTCGTCTTCGGCAATGGCTCGAAGTGCCGCCATAGCCAAATACAGGTCCCCCGAATATTCACGGAGCCTCTTCACCGCCAAACTGGCAGCAGGGTCGGGGGCACTCTTTGCGGCGGTCACTTTTTGCCACCCTTGACGTCGTTAATCTGCGTTACCCATGGGTCGTTGAGGTGCCCTTCGAGGACTTGGAGGTACATCCGGACGTTTTGGGCGGTATCTATAGCCTCGCGCTTGCCGTATGGCTTCTCCAGCGTCAGGACAACCAGCTCCATCAGGTCCCGGCAGGACTTCATGCACCCAAGGAGCGCTGTGTAGTGCTTGATGTGCACGGAATCCGTGAATACGAGGCGGTGCAACTCGCCAAAGATGCGGGATCGTTCGTCGTCGATGTTCATGTGGGGCCTCACAATTCGGTGATTTCGTTATCTTCATCTATGCCGTCTTCGGGGAAGTGCAGCTCGTTTGCCTCCAGCATGTCGCGGATCTCGTTTTCGCTCATATATTTGAGGCAGCACAAAAGGATCTGGTCCTTGTCGAACCACTCGACCTCGACCGCTTCGAGGACCTTGTCGCGAATTCCGTTGTTAGTCATGGTCAGTCCTCCAGAATCATGGGAAGGGCGCACTCCATGGTGTTCACCCATATCTGCACATCGTCGATCGCTTGGCTGTATTCGCCCCGCTTGTACTTCTTGCCGGTGAACTTCGTCGCCATCGCCAGCATCCGGGTGGGCGTGGCGACGCGGGTGAGACGGAAATTCTTCTGTAGCATCTTCAGGGACATGACCAGCATGCGCGCACTAAACAGGTGCGTGGCATCGGGGCCAATGTACGAGGAGATCTCGTAGTTCTTCTTGCCTCGTCGCGCAAGGGTAAGGTAACTGTCTTCCATGAGAATCTCCTATACGTCTGCGGTGATGACAGCGACGGTGTAGGGGTTACCCACACTGATTATGGTGTAAGTGTGCACACCGACCTTGGAAACGCGGTACCGGTCGGGATGGGCGCGATAGCACTTGAGGTCATGCGCGATCCTACCACGACGCTCGACGACGAAGAACTGCTCGTCTCCTTTGAAGTAGAAGACGAAATTCGGCTTCGACGACTCGATAGCGTCCTGCTTGGCGCTGCTGACGGTGGTCTTGATCATCTTGGTGCTCATGCTCTCGCCCCCCTCATATGAATTCGTGAGTGCGAAGGAAGATCAGCTCTTCCTGTGTCGCGAAGCACGTGGCCATGGAGTGGCGGCGGATGTAAACAGCCAGCTTGTTGCGATTAACGGCGGTGGGGACGGCGCGGAAGGCGTTGATCAGCTTGGTCATCTTTATCTCCATCTGGTATCTGGTGGTTAAGACCACGGGGCCAATAAACCATGCCCCGTGATCCCTGTCAATATATGACGGAAACGATCGTCAGAACCCGTACCTGCCAGCGCATATCGGGCCGATGCCACGAGCGATCGAGACCTCGTTGGTAAGGTCCGCCGCGCATATCGAGCACTTGCCCATTTTCTTGCCGTAAGCGATGGCTTCGGCTGCGGGGTCCGCCATCACCCGCACTATTGCGGTCTGGGTGTCCGGCTGGCATTCGCGCGATGCGTGAAACCTGCCCCCGGCGATCTTGCCCAAGTACTCCTCGCCGTTCTTCACGTACAACGCACCAGCGTTCTTGCCGGTGGTCGGGGCGGGAGAGATCGCGAATCCTTCGAATCGCATCTTCAGTCGCGACAGACCCTTCGCCTTGGCGTGGTCGAACGCGGCCATCAACTTGTCCGTGTCCACGATCGGCGCAGCTGCTGCACGATTCGCATTGTCTTCGTTCCGGCGCTTGGCCGACTCCACGCAGCGGCGCACTGCCGCCATCTGGTTCGGCGTGAGCGAGCCGTAGCGCGACACTGCATTGCGCACGGAGTTGGCGAATTCGAATGTCGTGTTGGTCGCCATCCACTGCCATTCGGCGGGGTACTGGTCGGCGAAGATGCGGGTGAAGTCGAAGGTCTTATTGAGCGCAGTCATCTTTATCTCCCTTGATCTGGGTGGCGAACGCCGCCATGTGCAAAAGTAACACGGCGGCGCTAATGGTGTCAAGTATTGACGTTGACGATTTGCGCGATGCGGTCTTTCATTCCGTAGAGCTGCTTCCGCAAGTCGGCATTCTCTGCATTGATCTTCCACAGCTGCCGTGCTTGTGCAACGCATTTGGCGCGGAGCTGGGCGATATTGAGGTCCTCGTATACGTTGACCTCGAACACTCCCTGTGGCACCACTTCGCTCGTTTCCGGCGGTGTCACCGTAACCTTGTACTTCTGCGACAGCTTGGCCGCAATGTCCGTTACGATGTGCGGTAGTTCGGCTGGCGCTGGAGTTTCAGCTGGTGTGGCGGTTTCGCGCATTTCGGCCAGCCAGTTGGGTAGTGCCGGGGTCGGTTCCACTACCCTTCTGGTGTAGCGGCGCTTGGCGACTACCACGGTTTCTTTCGCGACCGCATTGATTGCTTCCGCAAGGTGCTTCTGGCTTGCATGGCCCATGTCGGCATAGTGGGCGAGCCAGTACCTGTATCCCTCGTCGGCCAGCTCTCCCAAGGTCTTCTCCTTTGGCATGCGCCGCAGGATGTTGTTAATACGGGTGGCGATGGCTTTCGGGATCTTCACCCCGCAAGAGCCGACATTGAACATGTTGCAGCGCTTTTCGCGCCAAGCGCCGTTGCCAAGCTTTGAATAAAGACGCATCGATTCTCTCCATCTTGATCTGCGGGCATTGTCGCCCACTACCACCTAACCACGCCGTGGTGGGCGTGTCAAGTTATGACGACTCAATACTCCACTGGGTGTTGCACCATGTCGTACAGGTCCGTCGGTCGGGCCTTTTCGAACTCTTCCATTCGGTCCTCCACGACGAGCACTGTCACGAATCTAACCTTTCCGTTTACCTTCTTCGATGCTCTGGTCTTCATCGTGGCGTATCCCAGCATCTTGAGCGCTTTGCGGATGGGATACCTCGGCGATGAGCGCGGGATCTTCAATACCTCCCTCGCCACATCGGGTGCGATCTCTCGCAGCTGGTCGTACAGCCCATTCTCCGATACGACCTCCTTCAGTCCCATGTCGGCAAAGATATCCCGCACGACCACCACGAGGTTCTCGCTGCGGGTCATCGTCGCGTCGACCATGTCGAGCTTGGCTGTGGTCTTGGGTGGTGCCGCCTTGATGTTGAACTTCGAGATGTCGCGCTTGAGCAGATATTCGTACACGTGGCTCTGGTTCTCGCTGTCTGTCACCCACAGCGCGAACTCCTTGTAGTAATCGGAACTATGGGGCCGGGATTCCGACCACATGACAAAGTACCGCCGGTCTTCCGCCGCCATGGACACTGCGTCCTTGTGGTTCGTTAGCATAATGGCTGCGCATATGTTCGGAATGGGGTACCGCGACACGTTCTTCTCGTTTACCATGATCTCGTCGGGTGGCGACGATAGCAATGGCTTTAGCTGGTTCGACAGCTCGCGTCTCGCCCCGGTCCAGATTTCTTGAATGATGATGAGGTGCTTGTGCGCCAGCCATTCGTTGAATGACGATGACAGGGAGTCCGCCCCGATTTCCGACACGTTTTGCTTGCCAAAGCATGCGCGAATCGGCAAGAGCCAAAGGTCCTTTCCGACGCCCTCGTACTGGGACCCCATGAGGACCGCATGACCGGGCTTAACAGTGGGCTTCTGTACACAATACGCCAGCCAGTTGAGCAGATGCTCGACCTCCTCCTTGGCGTAAAACGCTTCGATGTGCTCCAGCCAGTAAGTGACGTCGCCAGCCTTGGGGTTCAACTCCGTCGGTCGCCACATGTTGATCATGTCGTCCACGATCGGCGGGTATCCTGGAAAGTACGTAAGGCTCTTTTTGATCGACGCGTTCGGCCATGCCGTGTACACGTTCATCGCACGGCGCATATTGCGACCCATGACCGCATCGAAACGCTCCTTGTCGAACACGTCCCTCGTCATCACATTGACCATGCGGTTGATGTTGGTCACATAGTGCCAGTCGATGAACATGTCGTTTAATTCGTCGTCGGTCAGCTCTTCCGCATCGGTCGGCTTTGACTGCTTCTTGTCGAATCCCTTCCGGAAAGCCGATTCCACCATTTCGGGGATCTGCCGCAAAGTGTCGCCTTGATAATCCGGCGGGAACAGCAGGGTCATGGCCCGCACAATGCGTTCGGCGTCCATTCCAAGGGCCACGAGAGCCCCCGCAAGGGAAAGGGTGGGGTAGTGCGTCCCCTCGCCAGCCAATAGGCTTTCCAATGTGCCCCCGTCCACGTCGAGCGCTACAATGGTCTGGATGATTCGCAGGTCTTTCGCGGTCAGCATAGGCAGCTGGTCGACGACGTTAAGCAGCGGACGCCCGACCCATTGGTACTCTTTGCCAGTCTTGCGGTGAGTGCTGGGCGGAATGAAGGTAAAGCGACCAGTCGACAAGAACTCGACCGCTGGCTGATTCCGTCCGTGTACCATGAAGTTTCGACTCTTCTTCATGTCTTTATCGTCGCGCGGCACTTTGTAGAACAGGCCGATCCCCTTCGATCCGAAACGACCGCAAGGGGACGGAAACAGGTACTGGATAGCTGCCACCAAGCTTGGGTGGTCGACATCCAAGCAGACTATCCGGTGATCGGGATCAAAGCTCTTGCCCATGGCGAGACCATAAGACGATGGTGCGCCCATTTGGCCGTCCGTGTTGCGCCATGTGGCCAGATCGACCTTCGATGGCACATTTGCGCCATACTTCTGGTGGCCCTGAGGCGGGATGATCGTCCCGCCATTGACCCGCACAGGGAACACGGAAAGATTCGCTTCGGCATAGCTCGAATATATATCAGAGGCGGTCTCGGCGGTCGGTTTAGGACTATCTAACCTTGTGGTCATGGTGCATCTCGGGGTTAGGGGTTTAACGTCTTGGTGGGCCGCAAAGGTAGCACAAAGGGCGATCGGGCGTCAAGTGGGGTGGTATATCACCATCGGGAGACAAGGGGTAAATACTAATGTCTAACACTATGTGTTAATGCAAGACGGAAAGGAAATAAAAACCTAACTGGGGGCAGGTTACGGGGTTTGGTCCACTCTGGCAGTTCGTCCCGGCCAAAAAAAGAACTGTTGATAGGGGGAGGGGTCCCTCCTCCTATAGTGGATACTACTGTTTTAAAAACCTCCCCCAAAAAAAAAAAATATAAACCCTTAACCAGTTAAAAGAGACGCCCGTGGGACGGGCATTTGTGCGGTTTCACCCTATCGGTTTAGTGGTGTCTCTGGGCATATAGGCTGCTAACTGGCCCGGTGGCGGTGAGGGTGGACGCCGTACCCTTCAATAACGATGGTGCCCGCGACGGTCATCGCGGGCACCAAGGAGAGGCTTCGTGGTATTGGCAGCTATATTTATGCCGCCTTGGCGTCCGGCTGGGCTCCTTGGCCCTTGAAGACCACCTTGTGGCCATACCGGATGTCTTGTCCAGCTGCGATCAGTGTGCGGACCTTCTTGGCGATGTTCATGCGCTTCATGCCGTTGTTGACATGCGCCCACTTCGACCAGTCGATGCCGTTCTCCGTGGCGAACTGCAGGAGAGCTTCGACGTGAAGGGAGGGGCGACCCTTGCCACCCAAGCGGGTCATGAACATTGCGGTCATCCACTGGTCGACACCGTCGGCGCAGCCTTGGCCCGAACCACCAAGGGCCTTGCGCTCAGCGTAGATCTGCTTGTAGGTCTCGCGAACGACGGAGTTGGGGAGAGCCATCTCCTCTTCGTCTTCGAGGGCTTCGACGTCGTCGAACTCCTGCTCGTCCTCTTCGACGACCGGGGCATTGGCTTCGAAGTCGTCCTCGTCCTGCTCGTCCTGCTCGACTTCGTCCTGCTCGTCGAACAGGGAGTGTGCGGCTTCGGTGACGAACAGGCGGCGATTCTGGCCCGCTTCGTCGGTGATGGCGAAGTCTTCCACGAGTGCCGTGCCCTTGATGCCGCCACGGACTTCGAGGAAGCCCTTCTTGATCAGGGTGTTGATGTTACGGGAAAGGGCCGACGGGGCCTTGCTCTCAAGGCGGACCGTGTTCGGCACGATGTCGCTGTTGTTGATGGCCTTCGAGAGGATGACGAGCTGGGAGTCATTGAGCTTGATCATTGGGAATCTCCGTTATCTGCTATCACGACGGTCTGAAGCGACCGTAACTACACCTTACCACAGGCCGAATGGGGCGTCAAGCTATTACGTTTGATGTCGCATATGTGACAAGATGTCGCATATCCTCGTGCTACGAGAGGACATGGTGTGGTCGCTTGACACTCGCATTGACGACGTGTTACCTTGGTGGCGTCAACAGATGACGGAGATGAAGAGATGACCAGCGATATCAGCACCAAGCGCATCCTTAGGCTTATCGGCGACGATCGCCTTTCACTGCGCAAGGACCCATCGGGTCACTGGTGTTTCGTGTTCGACGCACCAAGTGCCGGTGTGCACGAAACGATGACCGTTAATGTTTACCGGCTTAACCAGATGCCCCTCGAAAACTGGGTCAATGAAGGGGTTTTCTTCTCCACGAAGTGCTCCTTTAAAGTAGGCTTCGAATTCGCATAAACCACACGACGGAGATGCATGATGAACCATAACCTCTGGGCCAGCATGATCGGTGCTGAAGCTCGCTTTAAGCTCACTGGCTCGCATGACGACGCCATGAACCTGGAATATATCGAGGGTCGTTATTACGACGAGGAAGACAAGGCCAGAAAGCAGTGGGACGCGCTGCCGGAAGGCCATCTTAAGGACTTCGCTTGTGTTGTTGCGGACGACACTTGCCGCGACATCGGCATTCCGAGACAAAACATGCTGTCATGGTTCCTTTATGCTCTCGAGACGTTCGAGATGTTATTAGAACAGTAACATGTGACAAGGTGCCGCATGTGACAAGGTGCCGCATGTGACAAGGTGCCGCATGTGACAATGTGCCGCATGTGACAAGGTGCCGCATGTGACAAGGTGCCGCATGTGACAATGTGCCGCATGTGACAAGGTGCCGCATGTGATATTCGGTCTGAACCATATTTGCGCAATGCTGGCATGTCGTGCTATTCTCTCCTAAGGGAGCCATAACGGAATGCCAGCACTTAAAGACGTTCGCAAAGAAGCATTTGCGCTTGCCGTTGCGCGTGGTTCGCAGCAATCCGCTGCTTACGCCGAAGTTTGGCGCGGAAACCGCAAGAACACGACCCTCGCCGTTGCTGCTTCCGCATTGGCTCATGAACCCGCCGTTGCGAATCGCATTGCGGAAATTCAAATGCAGATCGCCACGAGGACCGAAATCACCGCTCAACGCGTGTTGGAAGAGCTGGCGAAGATTGGCTTTGCCTCATACGGCGACTTTCTCAAGCTGGACGAGAACGGAAGGACGACCGTCGACGTGGCGTCGTTGACGAAGGACCAGCTTGCGGTCATTTCCGAAATGGAAATCAACACGTCGGAAGACGGAAAGCAGCGAATCAAGGTCAAGCTTCACGACAAGCGCGCCGCGCTGATGGACATCGGGAAGCATCTCGGCATGTTCCGCGAAAAGATCGAGATTTCCGGACCGAATGGCGGCGCTATTCAGGTAAAGAAGCGCATCGACGTGAACCTGCTTGATCAGGAAGAGCGGAATCAATTGAAGGACATCCTTCTGTCAATGGCAGAACGACGCCGCGATGCGGAAATGAAGACGATCGAACACGAGGACTGAAATGGCCAGAAGCACCAAAGAAATCACCGATCGGAATGTTTACGGCGAAGATGTGACGTGGCGACCAATTTCCAGCGCCCCTGTTTCCGGTGTGTTTGCTTGCGCCAAGATGTGGCGTCGGAAACCCTTAATAATTCACGAAGCTACCAGTGTGGATGGCAAAGTGCGGCATTGCGTCGATGGGTTCGAAATTAGGCCGACGCACTGGACGGAAGCACGGAAAGATGTTCCGCATGAGAAGCGCACCGAAATGGTTGTTTCGGTTTAGCAGAACAAAGGTGTTTTACGTGAAACAATGCGAAACCATTCCGCTTCACTATGTTGCAGCCGATATTTCGGACAGGCTGCGCAGCCTCGACCCCGTTTGCGACATTAATTGGAAACGCACCACTTCCGACGCTGCCAAGCTTCTGGTCGACATGTCGCGAGAGCTGGAAATGCTGCGCATTCGGGTCGAGGGGGAACCGAAACATGGCGCTTGACGAATCGATGCTCGACGAGCTTCTGGCCGACGCCGATCCCGATCAGCTTCTGTACGAGCTGGACAAGGCGGAAGCGGAAGAGTCGCTGTCCGAATTCACCAAGCAAGCGTGGCATATCATCGAGCCGGGACAGCCTTATATTCACGGTTGGCACATAGACTTCATTGCGGAACACCTGGAAGCTATTTCCGACGGCGTCGAGATGGAAGACGGAACGCCCTATAACCGGCTGCTGATCAACATTCCACCGGGCACGATGAAGAGCCTCCTGACCAACGTCTTCTGGCCCGCATGGGAGTGGGGACCGCGCAACATGCCGCACCTGCGCTATGTATGCGCCGCGCACAAAATCGAGAACCTTTCCGCTCGCGATTCCCGCAGAATGCGCCAGCTGATCACTTCCGACTGGTACATCAAGCGCTGGGGCGATCGGGTCAGCTTAGCACGTGACCAGAACGAGAAGCTAAATTTCGTGAACAATGCGCAGGGCTTCCGCATCGCAACAGCCATCACCAGCCTGACCGGTATCCGTGGCGACAGGGTGATCATCGACGACCCGCATTCCGTTGATTCCGCTATGTCGGAAACCATGCGCGAATCGGAAGTAACCACGTTCCTCGAAGCAGTGCCGACCCGACTGAATAACCCGATTTCCAGCGCCATCGTGGTGATCATGCAGCGCTTGCACGAGAACGACGTTTCGGGCGTCATCCTCGACAAAAAGCTGGGTTACGACCACATCATGCTGCCCATGCGGTTCGATCCCGACCGGGCCATGCCGACCAAGCTTGGAATGGAAGACCCGCGCACAGTCGACGGCGAGCTGTTGTTCCCGGCGCGATTTCCGCTCGAAGTGGTGGACCGCGACGAATCATCGCTTGGCCCTTACGCTTCCGCTGGCCAATTCCAGCAGCTGCCCAAGCCAAGGGGCGGCGGCATACTGAAGGACGAATGGTGGAAGCTCTGGCAGGAAGAGGGGTTCCCGCCGCTCGACTACATCGTGGCATCGCTGGATACCGCTTACACTAAAAAGAACGAAAACGACCCCTCCGCAATGACAGTCTGGGGCGTCTTCAGCCGGGACACCGTGGCGCAAGCCAACAGGCAGCTTGACCGGGACGGAACGGCGTACTACGTCGAGCGCACTTACCACCAGCAACACCCGAAAGTCATCTTGCTTTGGGCATGGGAGGAGAGGCTCGAACTGCACGAGTTGCTGCTGAAGATCGAGGAGACCGCAAAGAAGTTTCAGCTGGACGATCTGATCATCGAGAACAAGGCGGCGGGTCACTCGATCGCACAGGAACTCCGGCGCTTGCATTTCAATGCCAGCTTCGGGGTGCGGCTTCTCGACACCGGGGCGCAAGACAAGGTGGCAAGGCTGTATTCCGTGCAGCACTTGTTCTCGGAAGGACTGGTCTACGCTCCGGACCGGCCATGGGCGGACAAGGTAATCCAGCAGTGTTCGGCATTCCCCAAGGCGAAGCACGACGATCTGGTCGACACGGTCAGTCAGGCGATGCGGTATTTGCGCACCTCGGGTCTGCTGCAACGCCAGAAGGAAGTACAGGAAGACATTGACCAGCAGATGCGCCACACAGGTGCGGTCCCGCCGCCCCTTTACCTTGCGTGACCGTTTCCTGTTGACGGTGGGGCGCTCTTAGCGTATAATGGCACTCTGTAATTCGGAGAAGTGACGTGGTTCTGGCCAGCGCAACTATTGATGTGATCCAGCCCGCCACCCCGCAAAGGCAGGGCGAATTCAGCGTCACCGTATGGGGCCAGCCGCCTTACGACCAGACCCGAACTTACGTGATCGCCGCTAAGAATAACAACATTGCGGCACAGCAGGGAATCGACCGCTTTGTGCGGGAGATGGAAGCGCTGCCAGAAGGACAATAGATCGATGGCGATGACACCCGGCCTTTCCCCGAACCTACGTCTGGTCGACGACGAACCGGCCCCCCAATCCAGCGAAGATGTCATCATCGAGATGGCGGAAGAGCCGTCGGAGCGCAAGGTCACGGACGACAAGGGGAATGTGCTCGAAATCGAGTATCCCGACGGCAGCATCGCCATCTCGTTGGATGGTAAGCCCATCGAGCGCAACGACGACACGAAGGACCGGAACGACTGGTTCCGAAATCTGGTCGACGATATCGACGACACCCTGCTTTATTCAGTGGCGAATGATCTGCTGAACGGCATCGACGACGATATCGAGAGCCGACGCGAATGGACGGAAGACCGCGCTTCCGGCATGAAGCTGCTTGGCCTTAAAATCGAGCTTCCAGCCCTGCAGGGCGCTACCGACGGCGCACCAGTCGAGGGAATGTCGAAGGTTCGGCACCCGCTTCTGCTGGAGGCAGTCTTGCGGTTCCAAGCCAATGCGCGATCGGAGCTTCTTCCGACCGACGGACCGGTGAAAATCCGCAACGACAACAATAATTCGACGCTGGAAGACGACCACCTCTCCCATGCACTCGAACAGGACATGAACCACTACCTGACCGCAGTGGCGAAGGAATATTACCCCGACACTGACCGAATGCTCCTCATGCTGGGGTTTGGCGGTACGTCATTTAAGAAGGTGTATTTCTGCCCATTGCGGAATCGCCCGGTAAGCGAGACGGTGGACGCGGACGATCTGGTCGTTAACAATTCGGCCACGGATCTGAGCAACGCCAAGCGTATCACGCACCGCATCCAGATGCGCCCTTCCACTGTCAAGCGCATGCAAATTCTGGGCGTTTACCGCGACATTGACCTCGGCACCCCTTCGCCCATGAGCCTCGATTCTATCAAGCGGGAAAAGGAATCCCAGCAGGGTGTCAAGCCAGAGACTATGAACCCGACCGACCGGGACCGCGAAATCTACGAGTGCTATTGCGAGCTGGACCTGCCGGGGTTCGAGCACAAACGCAAGGGCAAGGAGACGGGCCTCGAAATCCCTTATCGGGTCACGATCGACGTGTCGTCGAAGGAAGTGCTGTCTATCGTTCGCAATTACAACGAGGACACTAAAGACCTGCCGGAACCACGCCAAGTGTTCGTGAAGTACACGTTCATTCCGGGGTTCGGGTTCTACGACATCGGCCTTCTGCACGTTCTGGGTAACACCACCAACGCCATCACGGCGGCGTGGCGCGAATTGCTCGATGCCGGAATGTACGCTAACTTCCCGGGGTTCCTGTATAGCGAATCGGCTATGCGCCAGAATACCAATATCTTCCGCATTCCTCCCGGCGGCGGAGCACCGATCAAGACTGGCGGTATGCCGATCAATCAGGCCATTATGCCGCTGCCGTACAAGGAGCCTTCCGCTGCACTGATGTCGCTGGTCGAGAATATGGCCCAGACTGGCATGCGGGTCGGTGGAACGGCGGAGATGGCGGTAGGGGAAGGTCGTGCGGACGCCCCGGTTGGAACGACGCTGGCCCTGATCGACCAAGCGACGAAGATCTTGAATTCCGTCCACAAGCGCATGCACACCTCGCAGGCGGAAGAATTCCAGCTTCTGCTCGAATGCTTTAAGGAAAATCCGGAAAGCTTCTGGCAGCGCAACCGCAAACCAGCGTACCCATGGGACGAGCAGACCTTTATGAAGGCGCTCGACAGTTGCGACCTTGTGCCACAGGCCGACCCCAACACTGCCAGCCAGACGCAGCGCGTGATGAAGGTCATGGCGCTGAAGCAGTTGGCGTCGAGCAATCCTGGATTATACGACCCTATTGCGGTCGATATTGCGGCCCTGCAAGCCATTGGGTGGAATAACCCCGAACAGTTCATGGCCCCCATGTCTGCTCAGGGCAAGATGCCACCCGAAATGCAGGAAAAGATCGCCAACACCCAGATCAAGAAGCAGGAAGCGGATTCTCGGTCGAAGTTGGCGGAAGCCAGAGTGGCCGAAATCATGGCGAAGATTCAGGCGGGCAATGCTCAGCAGCAGTCGGGTAACCCCGACGAGTTGTCGACTGAGGACCGGCTTAAGTTTATGGACCTCGACGTTCGGGTGGCGGACATTAAGCTCGACGCTCAGAACCGGGCGGCGGACCGCGAATCTCGCGAAAGGCTCGCCCTGCTGAAGCTGATCGAGCAGTTGGTGGCGGACCCCTCGAAGATCGAAATCGCCCAGCAGTTGGTGTCGGGTGATCTGGTGGACAAGCTCGAAAACGAAGGCTGATAATATGACCGACCACCGCAAGCGCGTTGCAAACGCTATTCGTATTGCGAAGGAGGTCCATGGTAAGAGGCTCCTGCAGGACCAGTACCCGACGCACTATATGCCGAATGTCGGAAGGCAAGTCATGGCAGGTGGTGGACCGGCGGAAGCCCCGTCGGACGATTCTATCGAAATTCCCGCCGTGTATGACGAGATGGGAAATGTGGCGGTTCCGGCCCAACGAAAGGTCGTCGACGAGGGATATCGCCAGCCGTTGGGCGAACGAATCAAAGAGGGAATTTCCAAAGGGTTTGGTGAACGCCGACTGGGTATGAGCGAGGAAGACCAGAGGCGCTACGACCCTACTGGAATCGTGCAAAACGTGTTTGCCGCACCCGTAGATTTTGCTCTTCGCGCCCCCGGGGCGGTCGTAGGTGGTCTATCTGCCGCAGGAGCTGGTGTTTACGGTAAGATCCCGGGCGTTGATGAAACCCAGACCAACAAATTACAGCGCGATCTGAGGGTTCTTGGCGACGTCGGCATGATTGAAGCTGGGAATGTGCGCTCGAAAGCTCCGACGGACGTTTCGTCAATACCACGCTTCGGTGAATTGATCCCCCCGGAGGCATCAAACGCTCTTAGAATATCCAGAGAAGTTAAAGAGCGCCCATTCATAGATATGGAAGGGTTATCGAGGACGCCCGAACAACTTCAGACACTCCCTGAACGTCAAGTGGTAAACTCCGACGCCACGCAAGGCGTTTCAGAACGTCAAAACCCGCTTGGTGTGGCGGTTGAACCACTGGGCAATCTTAACTTTCGCCCTTCCATAACAACGTCGGAACTTAAGGGACCGGACGTTCAGAAAGTTGAAGATTTTATTAACCAAATCAAGGGCCGACCGGGTGTTAATGAAGACGTTATTAACCGCATCCGAGAAATTAATGCCCCGGCTGGTAACGAAGTTTCTCGCTTGTCAAAAGAAGAGTTTATTCGGTCTTTCCCGCCGTCTGAATATAAAAAGGTAGACCTAAAAGGGGCCGCTGGTGTAGAAGGTGAAGAGCGTCATTTTAGAATTTTAGCTGAAAATGAAGCTGCTAATAGAGAACCTAGTGACGTTCTTCTTCAAGGTATGGTTGACAATTTGCATTTTCCGTATAACGAGACTACACGAAACCAAGCAGAACAGTTAGCCAAAGTTTTAATGATGGAACAGGATTTTAACCAACTACCCCCTGACTTTTTAAAAACGTTAGAAGCTAACGGCATCAAAAATTTCGACGATATTGACACTTTTGCTGATTCAATCACTAAGTTGGATGAGGAACGAATTTATCGCGAAATAATGGAATCCGAACGTTCGCTTCAAAACGATTATGGTTTTGACAACATTCAACGTCTTGTAAAAGAACCAAACAACGACCGTTATTTTGAAATAGGGTTAGTTCATCCAGAATTTAAAGGAAAATACCCTCATTTTCCACATTATGTTTCGGAAAAGGATGGACTCATTGGTCACTTCAGAGGACAATTTCTTGACCAAAACGACCACCTTCTGTCTAGCGATGTAAACAATTCCGGCGTCACAGCAGTTCCTAATTCGGCGGTAATTGAAGAAATTCAATCGGACATTCAGAAAGGCGTGAAACAAACGGGTATCACCAAAAACGTACACGCTACTACGTTTAAGGCTGCTGTACAACACGCCCTTGAAGGTGGTGCGCAAACGGTTTATTATCCAACTTCGAAGATGATTTGGACGCAACGTGGGGGCGATCCTAAAGCGTTTAATAGCATATATGATAAAGAAATAATTCAGCATGGATTAAACCCCCTGCTTAAAATCCCCGGGGTCGTTGCGTCTAAAGTCGGGGACGATTATATTAAAATCGACTTCACCCGTGACGCTATCGACCATATCCTAAAAGGAGGGGGTCAACGTTACCCGGGTCTTAAGGACGGTGGACCGGTGAACGCTTCTACAGATGTTCCCTCCGACGGTACCACTGAAGTTCCCGCCGTATACGACGAGATGGGGAATGTGCTCGTACCCGCCCAGAGGATCGTAATCGACGAGGGTTACCGCCAGCCGTTGGGCGAGCGAATCAAAGAGGGCATATCCAAGGGATTCGGCGAACAGCGTCTCGGTATGCGCGAAGAGGACCAGAGGCGCTACGACCCCACCGGACTGGTCCAGAATATGTTTGCCGCACCCGCAGACCTGTTCCTGAGAGCGCCCGGGGCGGTCATTGGGGGTCTTTCGGCCCTTGGTGCGGGTGCTTATGGCGCGCTACCGGGCGTCGACGAAACGCAGACCAACAAATTACAGCGGGATCTGAAAGTCCTTGGCGACGTTGGTATGATCGAGGCCGGAAACGTGCGCCCGAAAGCCCCGACGGACGTTTCGTCAATTCCGCGATTCGGCGAAGTACTGCCCCCGGAGGCTTCGAACGCTCTTAGAATATCCAGAGAGGTCAAAGAGCGCCCGATCATCGACATGGAGGGGTCGTCAAGGGCTCCAGACACGTTCCTGAATGCCCCTGAACAGCCAAGACCCCCCATTAGCGAGGGTTTTGCGGCCCCAGAGCGTCCGTCTCTGGCGCAAGAAACGTACAGAGAGCCCCAGTTACCCGCCGAACGGCCCCAAGCGCCCCCCGAGACCCCCGTCGCACCCGTAGAGGCACCGGGGGGAAATATCAACATGTCCCGCCGTAGCTTCTTGCGGGGCATGGGTGCTACCGCAGCATCTACGATTATGCCAGAAGGTGTCGTTTCGGCTCTGACGGAAACGGTGAAACCCACCGCTGTTGCCCCCGCCGTTTACGACGCGTCCAAAGTGTCTTCGCTGATGAGCGACATGCTTGGGCAAAGGGTTCCCGTATTAAATAACGAAAACATATCGAGGCACGTGAACCCTCAAGAGTTATCTAGATCCATTGAAGAGTATCCGTCTATATATGGTGCCAGCGAAACGGCTGAAGGAACTTTAAATCCGAATATTTCTAGATGGGAAATGATAAAGCCAGAAAACAGCTATATACTTGCGGAAAATTTCGCTAGCAACGATCCAGCAATATTAGGGATGTCAAAAGACGCCGTTAGTATTCTTAAGACAGAAATGGAGGGCAAGCTTGGTTATCAAATACCTGATGAGGACTTTAACAAGATTCTTGGTGAACAGTTAAAGCCGCAAATTAGCCTTCACGACCTTAAACACGACGTGCATTTGGTGTCTGAAGAAGGTCTTGATCATGATATGATTTTCGACGGCATAAGAGCAAGGGCCGTAGCTGCTGCTCACTCTATTGAGAAAAAGCCGACGGCTTCAAAAATGATAGAAGCTCTGGGACAAGTTACACCAGAGGATATTCTTGAGAAAGTGTATGGTATTCCTAAGGACAGGGTTCAGTCAATATTGGACGAACCTATTGTGGAGTCTTATGATGATACTAGGACCACTACCCTTCGGGATCACTTTAATGCCATTTATGAAGAATCTCTTGATTGGTGGGAAGATTTAGATCTGTCCGATAAGAGAGCCATTAGAAAAGCGTGGAACGACGAAGCAAAGAAGATAAAATCCGGGTTAGAAGAAAAGCCCGAATTAACCAGCCAGACGCCCGCCCCAGTAGAAGACGTTAAGCCTTACATGCTGGACCAAAATCTGGCCGACCAAAAAGCGCTTGAAGCCCCCGCAGCTCCTGCCCCCAAGACCCTCGACGATCTGAGGCTTGCCCAAGCCCAAGCGAAGCAGGCGTTCGAGGACGCCAAGGTAGCTGTTCGGTCGGACAACAAGAATCCGGAAACTAGAGCGCTTGTCGCTCAGCGCCAAAAAGAGATGATGGCCGCGACGAAGGAGCTGGAGAAGGCGGAATCTAACCGCGAACCCCGTTCTGAGGCCACTCCCAATGCCGCGCCCAAGGTCGTCGAGCCCGAATATGTGCGCCGGGTGTCCGACTTTGGCCTTTACAGCCATGCGGCGGAGGTTGCGGCCAAGGCTAAACAGGCGGGCAAGCCCGAAGACCTTATCACTTGGCTGAAAGCACAGCCGGGTGTCAAAATGGAAGAGCTGGAGTCAGTGGGGGCCGTTACCCCGTCCGGCAAGTTTAATCCGGAATTCGCTGGCGGGGTCAAGACGATGACCCCGAAGGAATTGTCCGACATCTTCAACGAGAAGACCCCCGACCCCAAGCTTATGAGGCGCACTGAAACTAAAGTAATGTACCCGCGCAATACTCAAGAGCTGGCCGATCTAGCTATTGAAAACCCTAGAGTATGGGACAACTACTTCGGGTTTACTTTAGGCACTCATCGTGATTTTAATAAAATCGACCTTAATAACATTCTTCAAAGTGAAGAAGGCCAGCGCGCACTGAGCGAAGTGTTTAATTTCACGTATGGAAAAATCGAGGTTCCCGGCGGTGCCATATATGGTCCATCGTCTTGGGAAGATTATACTACTCGTGGCGGAAAAAATTACGAAGAGATCCCGATTTATCTTGAACCGACACCAGAGAACCCACCAACGAAATTTCAAACGGTTGGTGGTTTTGCAGACAACCAAAAGTTCAACACTAGGGAAGAAGCCGAAAAGTACCTTGAAGACGAGAAAGCGCGATCCCTCGCGTATTATGCGGACGACCCCCAAATGCAACAGTTTGTTGAACAAGGGTATAAAAATACATACATTGTAGAATTTGACGACCCTAGTTACCGCAGTCCAAACTTGACCGAATTTGGTCATATGAAGGATGTCCCGAATAACATCGCTTGGATCCGCAAAACGGAGCATGATTCGCCTTACGGTGGCGTGGCATACCGGATGGAAGAATCCCAGTCGGATCTGGCCCAAAGGGGGCGCGATACGGGCTTCAATATGAACCCGGAGGAAGTGGAAACCGCAAAGGCAAGAATAGAACAGATAGAGTCGCAGATAGATGAGTTAGATAAAAAGTGGGTGCAATATTATAGTGATTCTGTAGAAAAAGGTACTTACAACACCCCCGAATATTTGAAAGACGAAAAGAAGTTTCTTAAAGAACAGGATGGTTTAAGTAAAAAACAGGACAGGATCCGCCGCCACATTATGAATTCGGAACAAGGGACTTCACTTCCAAACTTTCCATATGTTAAAGAAACACAGCAGTGGACGGACCTTACCGTTAAGCTCGCCCTGATCGACGCCGCCAATGGTGGCTTCGATTCTGTCCAGTTCATCAAGGGCGACACTAACCGCGAGCGATATCAAGAGGAAGGAAAAGACACCGGGTATCACTACGACGTTAACATTCCGTCGTCGATAAGCCGAATTCTAAAGACCCTTGACCCGTCGGTCAAACTCGAAACTATTAAAGTGGAACCAACAATTGATTCTCGCACTTTTTCTCTAATTAACAGAATTAAAGATAGAAATGCAGACATTGAAGAAAGAATGAGGACACATAGAGCGTATTTAAACAGACTGGACCCTTCTAGTAGAGAGTATGGTGTTGCCGAATCCATAATGTCCGACTACGAACAGGGTTTGTATGACGGTAACGCCGCTCTAAAAAAGCTCACCACCCCGCTGGAATTGTGGTCAGTCAGAATGACGCCCAAGCTGCAAAGAGCTATTCAAAAGGGTCTGCCCAAGTTCAAGGACGGGGGTGCGGTCAACCCCGGGGCCATTCGTGGCATGACGGTAGACGAGTTGCAGGAAGCGTTAATGGGGTAACTATTCGAACATCTCCATTCTGTGTTATCATGCAATGATCGGTAATATTCCGACCGGGGACGCCCGGAACGCTCCTAGGAGAACCACTCATGTACCAGCTTGCGAAGTCCACACGGGCGAAGCTTAAGAATAAGGCCCGCCAGATGGCGGCGTCCACGGACCAGAAGGTCGACTCGTCCAATTGGTCCCCCTCCGAACCGCTTAACGCTGATGTTAAGACGGGTATGCGCCCGATTTCGCGCCGCGCATACAAGAAGGGTGGCAAGGTTATGGGCGAGTGCGACGCACCCCGTGCCGATCGCAAGCCCCGCAAGGCTGGTGGACGCAGCGAAGCCACCGCTATGGCCGACGCGAAGGTCAACCGCAACGTTAAGGAAGCTAACGAAAAGCGCGATGGCATCAAGCACGTTGGCGGTATGAATAAGGGTGGCACTGCCAAGCGCAAGGGCCGCAAAGATGGTGGTCTTTCAGACTTCCATGACGAGGACGCCGTTCCGAACCCGAACAGGGGTCGTGACGAAGCCATGAAAATAATGCGTTCGCCCAAGCCTGAAGACGATGATATCAGCCCCGCTATGGCGGCGCGCATGCGCGGTATTGTGGATTCTAATGCTACCTCCAGCCGCGCATACGAACAGAACAAGATCGACCGCAAGGCGTTCGACACCCGTGGTTACAAGAAGGGTGGCCCCGCAAAGAAGATGATGGGTGGACCCATGGTGGGGAGTGGCCCACAGGTTAGCCCCAAGCGCTTCAATTTTAGTGGCAACCCTGTTACCCCCGGTCAAAAGAGTGGTGGTAAAGTCCAGAAGCACGAAGATGAAGCCATGGACGAGGCTCTCATCAAGAAGATGGTCAGGCCTTCTGCCCGCACCGGCAAAGAGAGCGGTGGTCCCATCGACAATCTTATGATGTCGAAGGCGATCGAGGGGGACAGCCCCGCGTCCACGAGTAAGATGGTCAACGGTCTTACTGGCCAGAAAAAGGGTGGCCGCGTAAAGCGCAAGACCGGCGGTGGTGTCTTCACTGGCCCCGGTTACCCGGGCAAGGTTCCCGGTGTTGTTCCCGGCGGGCGCACTGCCCATGCGGGTGGCGGCAAAGCGGGCAAGGGCAAGACTAACATCAACATCGTAATTGCGGGCAACCCGCAGGACGGTGGTGCTGGCATGCCCCCCAAGGGTATGACCCCGCAGATGGGTCAGCGGATGCCCATCCCGGCCCCCGCACCGGCCCCCGTTGGTATGCCCCCTATGCCTATGGGCGGTCCGCCTCCCATGCCCCCTATGCCAATGCCCCCTCAGGGTCCCGCGCAGATGGGTCCGGCACCGCGCAAGTCGGGTGGTCGTCTTACTAAGGTTGCTCACTCATACAAGGACATGGAAGCCGGTGCTGGTGGTGGCGAAGGTCGCCTTCAGAAAACCGACATTGCCAAGTCCCGCATGGGTCGTAAAGTTGGTGGCCGCGCGTACCATTCCTATATGGACATGGATGCCGGTGCTGGCTCTGGGAGGGGACGCCTTGAAAAGGCGGAGATTCAGCGTACCAAATAGGCACGTTGAAGCCCTGTCCTCCCCATAGGCTTTGACTGCAGAACAGGGTGCCTACCTCTCTTGGCACCCTGTTTTCCTTCTACAGAGAGAGCACGGAGGGTGAATGCAAACATTCAACAGCTTGCTGGAGCAAGAGCTTAAAAAGCTAATATTCGAGGAGATTGAAGGTCTCCGAGATAATCTAGAAGTCAATTCGTACGATGAAGTTGGGCAGTTCAAGTACGCAATGGGCAAAATAGCGGGTCTAAAGCTCGCTGTAGAATTGGTCGGCCAAGCGACTAGCAAAGCTGATCAGTCGAACCGTTAAAAGAGAGGACTGAAAATGCCATCTATGACCATGGAGCATGATGTTGACCCGAAGCTAAAACTGCTTAGCGAAATGGGCGACATATCGAACATCGAGATTTTTAATAACCAAATTCTCGTGGCGGTGTACCTCCGCCCCCAGAAGACCAAGAGCGGCATCTACCTGACGGACAAAACGACCGACGAGGATCGTTACCAGTCCAAGGTGGGCCTAGTGGTCAAAAAAGGTTCTACAGCCTTCATCGACGAAACCGGCGACTGGTTTAAGGGCGTCGAAATTAATGAACACGATTGGGTAGTGTTTCGCCCATCCGACGGATGGAACATCACTGTCAACCACGTGCTTTGCCGCATTCTGGATGATATTACCGTTCGTGGCCGTATTCAGCATCCAGACAGTGTGTGGTGAGGTGAAACATGACTAACGAAAACGACGAAAAAGATATCGAACTTGACGTCAAAGAGGCGGTCGTCGAAATTGGTGGCGACGACATCAAGGTTGAGATCGTAGACGAACCCACCAAGGGTGGTCCATCGATCAAGCAGGGTATTGAAGAGCTTAAGGCGCAGCTGGAAGAAGAGCGGAGTGCTCGTGTTCAGGCTGAGAAAAGCTTTAAGAGCGAGAGGGAAAAGGCCCAGAAAGCCGAAGCTGAAATTAGTCAAGCCCGTGGAGAAGTCCACGACACTAATATTCAGCTCCTGAACAGCGCGATTAACGACATCAAGCGTGAGCAGCTGTCGTACAAGAACGCCATCCGGACGGCATTCGAAAACGGCGATTTCGACAAGGCCACGGATTACCAAGAAGCTATGGCGACGAACGTTGCCAAGCTTATGAAGATCGAAGAGGGAAAGATCGCATACGAAGGCCAGATGAAGGAGCGACCTGCTCAGTCTAGCAATTCGGTCGAGAACTTTGCCTCCCGCCTTTCCCCACGCTCCGCCGACTGGGTTCGCAATAACCCCGAGTACGTTACGGACCCTCGTCTTAATCGGAAAATGCTGGCCGCTCACCAAATGGCTGTTGCCGACGGTATGGAAGCCGACACCGACGAGTACTTCGGGTACGTAGAAAGCATGCTTAGCGTTAAGAACAAGCGCGACAGGGACCCTCATTTGCATGCGGACGATGCAGAGGCAATGTCTTCCGCGTCCGCTGCAACTCAGCGTCGACAGGCTCCCCCTGCCGCTCCTGTATCCCGTCAGGCACCGTCTAACACGACCACTCGCCCCAACGTTGTTCGTCTGAACTCTGCGGAGCGCGAAATGGCCCAGATGATGGGTATGACGGATCAGGAATACGCTAAGAACAAGGTTCTTCTCATCAAAGAGGGCAAGTTGCCCAACTAAAGGAATTCAACCATGGCTACAGTCAAGAACACCGACCAACGCCCCGAAGTTCGTGGCGCAATGTCGAACGAAGAAGATCCCCGTACCCGCGCTGCCCGTCGCACGGCTGAAATCCGTGACCACCTTGGTAGCATGGACGATGGCACTAACGAGTTCCCCATGCTGGCCGCTCCCGACGGCTGGACATACGAGTGGAAGCGCAAGTCAGTGATGGGACAAGAGGACCCCGCCCATATGACGGACCTTCTCCGCAAGGGGTGGGAACCCGTCCCGGCGTCTCGTCATCCGGAAATGATGCCCACCGATAGCACGAACGTTGCCGTCGAGCGCAAGGGTATGGTCCTCATGGAACGCCCGACCGAGTTGGTAGAAGAAGCGCGTCTCATTGAACGCCGCCGCGCGCTTGGTCAGGTTCGCGCCAAGGAGTCCCAGCTCGCCGGTACCCCGGACGGCACACTGTCACGCGACGACCCGCGTATCAGCCCTAGGATCAAGAAGGGCTACGAACCCATGTCAATCCCGGATTGATTGGTAAAAATGTCAAGGGAAGTGGAAACATTTCCCTTGACACGCATTTCGGATTCTGTTAGTATCTAATCAATCTCCCCCGTTGCGGAGGTTAGCCACTTAATCCGGTTCTTAGTCGCCCCGCTTGCGCGATGATAGGACCTCCTGAAGAAGGAGATTCCGTCATGGCGAATACTTTCGCTCCAAACGGTTTTCAGCAGTACAGTGGGACTGGCTCCGTTCCGACCTATGAACAGGTCGTTTCGTCCATTTCCGCCAGCAACACTACGAATATCTTTTTTGGCGACCCCGTCATTCAGGCGGCTGGCACGACCGGCGTCGGCACCGGCTACATCACGCAGGGCTACGGCCCCGTCGTGCTGACTGTTGGCGCGACAGCGATCACCACGTCCGCTGCTGGCGTCCTCACGGTCACTTTCTCGGCCCCGGCTGCCACGTCCGGCAACCTGCCGACTTCGCCGAACACTTGGTCCCCTCCGATTGGTTCGACCCTGATCATTCAGGCAGCGACCATGACCTCGGGTAACCTGAACGGCGCGTTTACGGTCACCTCGTCCACGACAACGACTGCGGTTGTTGCCAACTCCGGTGCGACCATCTCCGCCACCTCGACGGCGTCGGGTACTGTCACGGTCATCGTTCCCGTCGCTGGCGTGTTCCAGGGTTGCAAGTACACCTCGACCTCGCAGAAGCGCACCGTTTGGTCCAACTACTGGACCGGTTCGGACGCTACCGGCGACGTCACGGCGTACATCACATCTGACCCGAACGCCCAGTTCATCGTTCAGACCGCTAACTCGAATACGACCGCCTCGGCAGTCGGCCTCGCGTCCGTCGGCCAGAACATTTCGTTCGCGTATCTCGATAGCGCCACCGCTGGAACTGAGACCAATGGTAACACTAATACCGGTCTCTCTACCATGTTCGCTGACCAGTATTCGCTAATCGCCAACTCCTCAGCTGGCGCGACGACGAATGCTTTCCTCCCCTTCCGCATCGTTTCTCTGGCGAACTACACCCCGGGCGCTACCAGCCCGCTCGCTTCGATTAACGGTAATGACAGCACCGCAGCTTATAACCGCATCGTCGTTGGGTTTAATAACTCAATGCCGCGCGGCTTCGCTGGCATCTAAGGAGTAAGGACCAATGGCTGTTAACCTTTCTGCCATCAAAGACCTTCTCCTCCCCGGCCTAAGGGGCATTGAAGGCAAGTACGAGATGATTCCGTCTCAGTACGACAAGATCTTCACGAAGCACGAATCGAAGATGGCGCTTGAGCGCACAGCTGAGATGCGCTTCTTGGGTCTTGCCCAGCTCAAGCAGGAGGGTGGTCAGACTTCGTTTGACAACGCTTCCGGCGAGCGCTTCGTCTACAACCAAGAGCACACCGAAATCGGTCTTGGTTATGCGATCACCCGCAAGGCGATCGACGACAACCTCTACAAGACCCAGTTCGCTCCGTCGAACCTTGGCCTTATTGAGTCCTTCCAGCAGACGAAGGAAATTTACGCGGCGAGCATTCTCAACACCGCCACGACTTACAATTCGGCAATTGGTGGTGACGGCAAGGCACTTGTGTCCGCCACTCACCCCATTGATGGAAGCACGATCTCGAACTACAGCACAGTTGAACTCAACGAGTCCACCCTGCTGAACGCGATGATCGCCATCCGCACGAACTTTAAGGATCAGGCGGGCCTCAAGGTCTTCGCCCGTGGCCGTAAGTTGATCATCCCGGCTGCGTTGGAACCCGTTGCAATCCGTCTGACGAAGACGGAACTGCGTCCGGGTACTGCGGACAACGACGTCAATGCGATCATGATGACTGCTGGCGGTCTGCCAGAAGGTTACATGGTCAACGACTTCTTGACCGCAGCCAATGCTTGGTTCCTTCTCACGAACATTGACGGCCTTGCTTACATGCAGCGCATCAAGTTCGAAACGGACATGCAGGTTGACTTCGTCACGGATAACCTCCTTGTCAAGGCTTACGAGCGTTATTCGTTCGGTTACTACAACTGGCGTGCCATTTACGGCTCGCTCCCGTCGTAATAAATGGGGGCGGGGCTTCGGCTCCGCCCTTTTTCTCTAGGTATACCAGCCACATCGACCGACCTAGCGGACACTGTGCAAGACGGTGTGGCAACTCGCACAGGAGGCTCTCATGAGCATCGTTACATTTACTGGCCCTATTAAGGCGGGTGACGTCCTGAACACGACCGGCACCACTGCCGGGACGATCAAGAACGTCGGCTTCGTCGTGATGGCGCAGGCGGTTGCAATTACACAGGCGACGACCGCCACTGCCCTCGGCACAGCCATTGTCATCCCCGCCAACAGCCACATTGTCAACATTCAGGTGCTGGCGACAACTGCTTGGACGGGTGCCGCCACGACGATCAGCATTGGCACTTCCGCGACATCGACCGAGTTGGTGTCGGCTGGCTCGCTTTCGGCCATTGGCCTCGCCGCACTCACGCCCGGCACTGACGCCACCCGCACTGCGAAGTGGTCGAACGTCGGCACGTCTGACGTCATCATTTACGCACTCTCGGCAAACACTGGCTCGGGCGTCGGTGACTTGGTTGTTCGTTACATGCAGGCTGAAAACGCCTAATAGGAGGTTCCAATGAAGGGTAAATCTGCAAAGACCGGTCCCATGCACCACACGGCTTATGCTGGTGGTAACAGCAAGGTCGCCGCTGAGTCCATGGCTGGCACGAACGGCTTTAAAAAGGGCGGCAAGATCGACGGCATGATGTCCAAGGCTCACGCTGGCCGCAAGCCGCGCAAGTCTGGTGGTGGCGTTATGTCGGCGGCTTCTGGTCCCGGTACGCCCCGTGGCAAGTCGTCTAGTTACTAGCACCGTTTAACAACCGTGCGGGGGAGTTCATAACACCCCCGCATTTTTACGGAGCTTAAGATGGCTGGCGCTTGGACACGCAAAGAGGGTAAGAATCCCGACGGCGGGCTTAACGAAAAAGGCCGGGCGTCTCTCAGGGCGCAGGGCCAAGATATCAAGCGTCCCCAACCAGAGGGGGGATCGCGCCAAGACAGCTTTTGTGCTAGAATGACCGGGATGAAGCGAAAGCTAACGGGATCCGCAAAAGCCGCAGACCCCAACAGCCGAATAAACAAAGCACTTCGGAAGTGGGACTGCTGACATGGACAAGCCCTTTTGGGAAAAAGACGCTCCCAAGGACGCCAAGGAGAAGAGCTTAAGCCGCAAGCAGACCCATTCTGCTAAAGCCAAGGCCCGCGCCGCCGGTCGGCCCTACCCGAATTTGATTGACAACGTCGCCGCCGGTCGCGCGAAGGGAAAATAAGATGCAGCCGATTACAATCACTGCCGGACCACTCGCCACCGCATCAGCCAACGCCATTTGCCTGTCGCAGACGCCCGCAGCCGCCGGGGCGATGACCCTGAATGGCGCGCTCGTCGTGGCGGGCGTGGCCGTCATGGACAACCCCCGCCGTGTTTTGATCACACCGGCTGGCAGCGAGAGCGCGAAGACATTCACGATCACCGGCATTGGCGCGAACGGCAATACGGTGTCCGAAGTCCTTGCTGGTGTAAATAACCCGGCGACGGCCCAGTCCGTCCTCGACTACAAGACGGTGACCTCGATCACGATCAGCGCCGCCGCTGCGGGCGCGATCACGGTCGGCACGTCGGGCGTTGGCGGGTCCAAGTGGGTCGTATTTGACGCCTTCGCGCCCAGCCTGATTTCCCTCCAGTGCAACGTCACCGGCACGATCAACTACACCGTGCAGACGACGCTGAACGATCCTTACGACCCGATCACGCCGGTCGCCCCGGCGAGTGTGGTGTGGGTCAGCTCGTCCGATACTGCGGTTGTCGGCGCGACGGCAAACCAGCAGAGCAACTTCATGTTTGCGCCCGTCTACGCCCGCATCCTAATCAACAGCGGCGCGGGCAGCGTGGCGGCGACCTTCCTGCAAAGCTCGAACGGGCCGAAATAAATGAGTGGGATCTCCATCGGGAACGGTCTCAGCAAAGGCGGCGGCCTGTCCATTGGCTCGGGCCTCGGCCTTGGTGGCGGCTTTTACTTTGGTGGTTTTGGTGGTGGTCCCGGCCCCGGCCCCACCGGCAACGGCCTCGTCTGGGGCGCTGGCAACTACTTGATCTGGGACACCGGCAACTTCTTGACTTGGGGTTAACACATGACGGACATTGACCTTAAAACCCTTACGCCCGACACCTCGCTGCCGACGACGGGGTTCCTGTTTGGCGCAGACAGTCAGGCAACCGCCAGCCCGTCCGTCTACGGGGTCACAACGGCAATTACGACCATACTAGGCAACGCCGCATCTAGCGACGTTTTGGCTTTTAATTCTGACACTATCGTGCTCCGCGACGCCTCCAACACCCTAGCCCAGCGCAACGGCGTCAACGCGCAGACCTTCAACCTGTACGGAACATACACTGACGCCAGCACCTATGAGCGCCTTTCGCTGCTTTATGGCGCTTCCAATGATTACGTTATTGCGGCAGAAAAAGCTGGCACTGGGTCGTTTCGTCAGATCACGTTTATTACCTCTGGAAACACGACAGCAACTTTTGACTCCGATACGGTAAGACTTGCTAACAATGGCCGGTTAGCGTGGACAAGCACTGGCACGTCGAGAGGATCAGCCGACCTCCTCCTCACCCGCAAAGCAGCCGCCAACCTTCGCTTTGGAGCCGCAGACGCAGCCGCGCCCGTAGCTCAGACGCTCTCCGTTCAGTCTGTTGTGTCGGGGACGGCGGGTAACGTCGCGGGCGCAAACTTCACGATCACCGGATCGCAGGGCACTGGCACGGGCGCTGGGGGGTCGCTGATCTTCCAAGTCGCACCAGCGGGATCGACCGCCACATTCACGGTCACGTTCACCAACGGCTCCGCAACGATCAGCGGCACTGGGCTGCCATCGACAACGGGAACTGCGGTTGCATTCACCACTACGGGCGCGCTGCCGACCAACTTTGCGATCAACACCACGTACTTTGTGCTGGCGGGTTCGACATCGACTGCCATCACCGTGGCCGCAACGGCTGGCGGAACGGCTATCGTCGCGGGCAGTGCGGGGTCTGGCACGCAGACGCTGACACAAGCGTTGGCGCAGAATGCGTTGGCGACGTCGTTTATTGTTAACAGCAATAGAACAGTCACCTTCAATGAAAAAATAATTATTTCCCAAATTGGAAATGCAAGCGGCACCTCTACACTATTTGATGTGGATTATAACGGGGTGCAATTTGGGAGCCAAACGGGGCTTGGAATTTCTTGGGGTGCTTCAACCAACCCATCAAATTCTAAAGATATTGGTTTGTATCGTGACACAGTGGGCGCGCTGGCGCAACGTCAAGGCACGCAGGCGCAAGAGTATCGCGTTTACGAAACCACCACGGGCAGCATCTACAAGGCCATCCTTGGCAACCGCCAGTTGATCAAGATTTCCGGTGCCGCATTTGATAACGGCGCAGGAGCATCAGCCGGAACGATGACAAACGCACCCACCGCTGGCAACCCGACAAAGTGGATACCCATCGACGACAACGGGACCACCCGTTACATCCCTGCTTGGTAAGAGAAACACACATGATCACGCTCAACCTCACCAACGAAGAAGCCAACGCTCTTGGAGCCCTGCTGGACGCAGCCGTCAAGGCTACCGGCATCCAAGGTGCCAAGGCCGCAGTTATCCTTTTCGAGAAACTTGAACAGGCCGCGAAAGCAGCCCAGACCGTGGAGCCGACAGAATGACAATCTCCTATCAGTGGGCCGTGAACTCGATGACGGCGTACCCGGAAGCCGAGGGCGAAACCAACGTCGTGTTCCAGATTGCGTGGGTCTGCTCCGCTACGGACGGCACGTACAACTCCGCCAGCTACGGCTCGGTTGACACGACTTACGTCGCTGGTTCGCTCTTCACGGCTTACAACGACCTCACTATTAATCAGGTCAACGGCTGGGTTGCCACCGCGCTCGGCCCGGACGGCATTGCCAAGGCACAGGCCGACTGCGACGCGGCCATCGCCGCCCAGCAAGACACCAACCTGCCCGTCACGCCGCCCCTGCCGTGGAACATCCCGACGCCCGCGCCGGAGCCTGTGCCGCCGGTCGAAGAGCCGGTTTAGTCTCCAGAGGTTGATGACGAGGTTTGCATGGCAACGAGCGGCACATATACCTT